TTATCCAACCATTAAGCCAGATGTTATTCCTAAAGATGATAATTATATTACAATTGTTTGTAAAAATGGAAATATAATAGGTTCATCTGATAGTGGTGAAAATTTTAACCCAAAACTAATAACACCTTTAAATTCAAGTTTATTTCAAGTTTCTATGTCTGATACAGGAAGATATCAATTGGTCTCATCTGATTATGATCCTGATTTCAATAATAGTTTATTCATTTCAAACGATTTTGGGGAAACATTTGTTCAAACTCATATTGATCCAACTCTAACTAATTTAGAATTTATTTCTATAACAGTATCAGGAACAGGAAGATATCAATTGGTGGCAGTTAATAGTATTGATTTTGGCCAATTTTGTTTATTTTCAAAAGATTTTGGCCAAACATTTGAACAGTCTACTACCTCTTTAGAACCTAATAGGATTAGAGGTGTTAGTATGAATAATCTTGGAACTGTACAAATTGTATTATGTATTAAAGAAGATAATTATACGTCTTTACTTTATATATCTACTGATTATGGTAAAAATTGGAATGAATTAAATAATTCTACAATTGGAAATAGGTCTAATCCTGTAAACTTATTTAGTATAAATTTATCAGATGATGGAAAATATATAACAGCTGGAGAGAGACGACCCTTGAACAGTGATCCTACTACTATATATTATGGAACTCTTGATAATAACTTAAATTTTAGTGGTTGGACACTTAGTAGTATTCCCGAATCTTCTACTAGAGCTATATTTAATGTTGTAAGTGATTTTTATGGCAGAAGACAAATTGCGATAGGAGGTTATTCATGGAGACAAAGATTATATAAATCCTATGTGTATATTTCGGATGATTATGGAAAAATATGGAATCCTGCTAATATTCCAGACAGTGACAAGTTATATTGGCTATCTTGTAGTATTTCAAAAGACGGTTTAAAATTGGTTGCGTTGGCTTGTGATAAGATTAAAAGATTAAGACCATATGATATTCCTGATGTAACGGGAAATTTTTATTATTATTATTCGTTTGATAATGGAAAAACTTGGAGTTTAAAACAGTTATCATCTAGTTTTCCTGGAGTTGGTATTTATATCAATTAAAAAAATCTACTTTTAATAAAAGTTTCAAAAAATTTATTTTTTATAAATAATATATATATATTATGTATAATTATAGTTATGCTAACTCTTATGGTAACCTTGGTACCTATGGAAGGAATAGTGTTTCAGTAGGTTTAGGTAGAATGAGGAGTTCACCTGGGTCAATTACAAGATCATTTAATTATTGTAATTTAGCATCTCGTAATTTGAATGTAGCTTTTGCTTGTACGTTTGGTTTGCCAAGAAATAGTGGTTCCAAAGAATCATTAACAATTGATTCTAATACTAAGACTGATAAAGTAAACCCAATGTCATTAGGAGGTTTACAGTATGATGATTGTCCAAATTTACCAAAAGATAGTCCATATCAAAGATGTAGTCCATGGCCTCATTTTGGAGGAACTGATAACACAAATTCAAGATATTCAACAATTATTGGTTCCCAAAGAGGAAATATTGAAAGTTTATTTAACACAGAAAATAATCATGTAACTATATCTTCTTCTTCGGTAGCAGCTGATGATACATTTTATAATTGTTTCAATATAATGGAATTAATTAATGATAACCTTATAGCAAACAAAGGTTACATTAAAGCATTTAATATTGAAGGGAAAGAAAAATGGAAATTTCCTTTAAATGATAATGATACGTTTATAAGATCCGCACCTACAATTGGTCCTAATAATATTATTTATTTTGGCACTGCTTTAGGTTATATTTATGCTTTAAATCCCGATGGAACATTAAATTGGAAAAAACAATATTTTGAAAATATTATAGAAAATAATAACCCCATTCCCTTATCAATATATGGATCTCTGGTAATTGGTAAGGATGGTAATATTTATTTTGGTGGATCCGCTAGTTATACAACTTCAAATATAAATTATGGTATTGCTGTTTTATTATCGGTAAATAAAAATGATGGGTCAATTAACTTTAAATATAGACCAGATTTTGAAAATATAGAATGTGTGCCCTATATTAGAAAAGATGTAGCAATTGATAAATATGATAATATTTATTTTTGTTATGAATATACAAAAACTCCTCCCAATAAAATTAAATCTTTTTTAATATCATTAACTAATAAAGGTAAACTTCATTTGAAATACCCTTTAGATGATACTTCAACAATGATTACATATCCAATTTTAAATAAAGATAATTCTTTAGTATTTATTACATCTTATTCATTTAATCCTTCAACATTAAATATAATCTATTTTATAACAGCTATTGAAACCTTGAATGGTAAGAAAAATGATTCTAATTCATTATTTTTACCAATTTCAACTAAAAGTGAAAATGTAGAAGTTCAAGAAGGAACATTATCAATAGATCCAAATGATTATTTATATTTATTAATTAGAAATGAAATATACAAATTTAAAAAAAAACAGATTTATGGACATTTTAATGCTAATTTATTGAATAACCAGGTGTCAGTTTCTAATTTAATATATCCATCAACTAATCCATTAATTGGAAGAGATGGGACAATATATTTTGTTGCTACACTACAAAATGAAAATGTTTATACAAATTATATTTCTATAAATTATAATTCATATATGATAGCGATAACATCAGATTGTAAATTAAAATGGGTAAAAAAATTTCCATCATCATATCCTAATGATGAATTAGAAAATATAGAAGTAGAAACAAGTCCAACTATATTAAGAGATGGTAGTATTTTAATTCAAACTACAAATTCAAATTCAAATACAAATACAAATACAAATTATAAAGATAAAATGAATTCAAGCTTTTACAAATTTAATTAAATAATTATATAATTATAAATAAATTACAATTTTTATAAGAATAATATATATAAATGAACAAGTATTTGGTAGAATTTTTAGGAACATTATTTTTAGTTTTTGTAATTTTTGCTACAGGTAATTATTTAGCAATTGGTGCCGCTTTAGCAATTGGTGTGTTATTAGGTGGGGCAATCAGTGGAGGCGCGTTCAATCCCGCTGTAGCAGTTGCTTTAATGTATGCTGGTAAAATTCCTCGTTCTGATTTAATTCCATATATTATATCTCAATTAGCAGGTGCTTTAGCAGGTTTTGAATTGTATAAAATGATTGTTAATAGTAAATAAACAGATTTTTTAATATAATATTATTTCTTATATAATATTATATGACAAAACATAGACAAACTAGAAAAAGAAATCAAAAAGGTGGTGCTTGGTATAATCCATTATCATGGGGACAAAATCAAGATCTAAATGCTCCCAAAAAATCTTGGAGTGAATGGTTTTCCGGTACTAGTAATAATGTTATTCAAGGTGCTGATAATGCGGTTGGTTCAGCAGCCAATTTTATTTCAACTGGAGCTCAAAATACTTTCAGTAGAGCTTCTAATTTGTTTTCTTCATCATCTAATCCTTCGTCAACAAGTTCTTCAATATCAACTTCTTCACAACCGATTGGTCAAACTGAATCCACAGATACTCAAATAACATCTTCACAATCTACTAATTCAACTCCTCCAGTTTCAGAGTTTTCTAATTCTAATACATCGGTTAATCCCTCAGTTGGTGGAAAAAGAAAAAGAAAAATAACTAGAAGAATGAAGGGTGGTTATAAAGAAAATTTAGCATATTATGCTGCTCCAGTACATGGTTTAAATGTAGCAGTTCCAACCTATTGGATATACGCAAAAACAAATCCGCCATTAAGTGGAGGATCAAAGCGTCGCTTAAAAAAACGAATTTCACGTCATAAAAGTTCACGTCATAAAAGTTCACGTCATAAAAGTTCACGTCATAAAAGTTCACGTCATAAAAGTTCACGTCACAAAAAATAAAATGCTTAAATAATTTTATTACGATGAATGATAATAAAATAATTTTTTACATTTTTGGTAGCATCCCATTTTTAACCATAATTTTATATAAAATATATGTAGCTAATAATCCTAATGAAGCAAAATATAATTTACTTAGATTATCATGTTGAGATTTATTAACAGTTAAATTACTAAATGTTTCGCGACATTGATCATTAGTTATAGGGTTAGTTTTATCGGGAAAAATACAAGGGTCCATATTTTGAATATCAAATAAGGTTACAAAATGACTTTCAGTAGATTTATTATTATGAATATCAATAGTTTCCATTGTAATTTCTTGACAATCTGGTTTTGAACCAGCTAAAAAAGCTTGAAACATTTCCATAGGATTAAAAGCATTTAAATTACTTATAGTTCCTGGAATTAAACCTTTGAAATCTGTAAAATTAACACCTAATCCATTAGATATAAATGGAATATTACCTGCTGGAACATTATTAATATAAACATATCTATCTACATCTTGTCCAGTTGTTTTATCAGTACATTTTCCTCCAGTCTGGAGGAAAAACTTATTACCTAAAGGTTGTCCAGTGGTAGAAGCATTTCCAGATCCTGATACTAACAATTCTACATAATTTTTTAACCCATCAATATCTTTACCTAATGCTTGTAAACTACCATCTTCTGTCATTCCCATTTCAGCTGGAGTTCTAATATATTTATAATAAGGATAATCAGGTCCAATATATTTTTCTTCAGCGGCTTTTGCGTTTGTTAATACTTCTTGAAATAAATTAGACATTTTATATTTATATTATATTTATATTATATATTTACTTTATTTTTTTAACAAAGTAATACATTTTTTTAAGAATCTGTTCCTGTTATTGTTGGAGGAGTAGAGCCAGCTATTTGTTGTGCGAAATCAGCTTGTTGTTGAACTAAACCATCAATTTGTGTCTGCATAGAATTAATATTTTGTTGAATATTATCAACTGTCTCTTTTAAATTATCTAGTTTATCAACCCTTCCTTTTAAAACTTCAATATTTCCAGCATTCTGTTGTGATAATATTAAAGCATTATTAGGATCATTTACATTATAAGGTTTATATTCTTGATCTGAAGAATCAGGATTATCTAAACCCTCAATTATTTTTGTAAAATTTTGATAGCTAAAATATGCTAAAAATAATTGATATAAACATAATATTGAAAAAAATAATATTAACAAATAAATCAAAAACATATTATAATATATATTAGTTTTATTTTCTTTTCCTATTTATATAATGTCTACAGCATTTTTTCCAACAAATATGAGACAACAATCTGCTAGTGGTTATAGTAACAAAAGTACACTAGAAAATATACCATATGTACCCTGGAAAGGAAGAGGTATTTTTAGTAATCCGGTTGGTATTACAGCAACACATATTAGACCTTTAACAAATAAAGATCCAGGTAATATTTTTCCAACTGGTTTTGGTAAAGCTAGGCCTCTTAAGCAATATAGAAAAGGTACAGTTATTCCAATTCTTTTTAAAGATATACCATTTGACCCTAAAAATATGGGAGAATATGTAGAATCAAAATTAATAGCATATAATACTAATAGAGCCGTTAAATCGTCATTAAGTACATCATTGGGTGGTGGAAATGGAGGTTCAGGTTTAATTTCTCAATTGATTGATATGCCTGGTTCATTTATTGTAAAAGATAATGGAAAAACAATTGCTAATGGTGTTTCTGAATTAAATCAATTAAATAGTATAGGAAATAATTTAGAAGAAACATTAGCTATTGATTCAATAGTTGGAAATGCCAATATATCTTCAGATTGTAAAAATTGTAATGGTGTTGGAATTGTATCTGATTGGATGCCTATAAATAATTTAACTGAAAAACCCCAATTAAATGTAACAAATCCATTATTATGTTGTAATCAACAAAGAAAAGCATTACAAAGAGTATTACCAACTAACACAAATATAAAAAAAAATTATTATCAAACAACTTACATGTATTTATATAATCGTTGTCAAACATTTCAACAAAGACAATTTAATTTTATTATAGGCCCAATTGATAAAGAAATTATTAAATTATTTCGTACTTATCCATTTGTTACAGCAAAAATAATTGAATATGCCAAACCAGGGGATCCCCTCTCAATTGCTAATTATTATGTGGCTCAATGTAATCCTAATTTTACAGTTGAAAAAAGCGTTGAAATAGGATTTATTAGTTATTTATCAAAATCATTATTGGATGCTAATTTTATAACTAAGGAAGAATATGATATATTATTAAATAATTCTATTTTAAATGTTCAAGATTTTGTAAAATCATTACAAACCATCTTGAATGAAGACCAATATAAATTAATTATTGCGTATTTATATGAATTAGCAGCCAACCCCTATAATGGATCTCCTTTAACAGGACCATCAAATCCAAGAGGATGCGCACAAGTTATTTATAAACCTAACAATCCACAATTTGCTAAACAAGGTGGTGTTTCAAGCAGTACTAGAACATTGAAATTAAATGTGGATACTATTTCTACTGCTGTGGCTAGACAACGTTCATTATTGGGATATAATCCAAATAATTCTATTTCAGAATCATATGCGAATTCTCAGAATAATTCTTTTATTTATAAAGATAAAGTTCCAACTTGTCAAGCACAAACTTATATTGGAAATCCATTTTTCTTTTCAGGACAACATCAAAACAAATTAATATGTAGAAATAATACTAATGGATCTGAATATCATACCTATAATACATTGAATAGTAGTTCTGCTGGAAATTATATTGGAGCCACACAATCTGGTGGAGCGGGATACGCATATAAAGGAAATATAGGAAATACGCATTATTTTGATAATATAGGATTTTTTGGAAATAATATTAGAAGAACATTGTCAGCTTAAAAGCTATTATATACATTTACATTAATAAATGATATTTTTAAGTGTGAAAATATATAAAAATAATATATACAGAAAATATATAATGGATATAATTAAACTTTTATCAATTCAAAAGGATGATAAACAAAAATGGGTTAAGTATTACGCCCTTGAAACTTACAAATATTATGATTACATCATAAATATTTTACCAAATAACCAGAGCATATTGGAGGTTGGAAGCGGGGGAGGAGTTTTCTATTCTAAACACAAAGACATACTAACCAAACGAAATAACAAATATACTTGTATTGATATTGATGAACCAAATATTGAATATTCCAAACAAAAATGTGATTATGTTGATTTTTTCGTAAAGGATATTTGTGATTTTACTGAAGAGGATTTCAAACAATATGATATTTTGCTTTTGATACAGAGTTATATTGTTATTCCCAACATTGAAAATGTATTCAAAAAATATTTCAAAGCAAACCCTAATGGGTGTATTATGATGATTAACACTATTTTTCCTTATATATTTAGAAATCATATAAATTTTGTAAAAAATTGCTTATCTAGTATAAGTGATATGAATTATGGAAAAGCATTAACGCTAAACGATATAGATGGATTAGGAACCTATTTAGGCAGAAAAATTACAAACATAAATATTTGTAAATCGTTGTCTGGTTTTGATGAGTATTTAACGATTATTCGTTAAAATAAAAATTGTTATAATTTCATGATTTGTATATTTTGCGAATAATCGTTGATGATTTACTCGTATAACTAAATTGAGATTTATCATTATTTTATATTTATTATTTTATATTTATTATTCTATTTTTATTTCTTCATCACCATCTTTCTTTTTTGTATTTAAAAAAATATTTATTTGTTCTATAAACTTATTATGAGGTAATTGATTTTTTTCGCACCATAGAATACATTTTTGAATATGATTTCTTTTAAGTAATTCTAGTTTATCTTCTCTATTTTTATTTTTAAAAATATTAATAATTTGATCATAAGCTTCTAGTTGTTGTTGCCCGATTACAGCATTTGATTCTTCCAATTTATTTAAAAAATAATATGGAATATCATTGTTTATAATTGAATGTATATTTGATTCCTCTTTTGTTAATATTATATTTATTATTTTATCTTCAATCTGATTTAAAATATTTATTTCTTCTAAATAATTTGAATTAAATGATTTACATATAATATATCTGTCCCCTTTTGTAATATTACTTATGGTTGGTTTTACAATTAAAACTTTTTCATATAATGCTGAAAATATAAATAATATATCTGTTATTGGTTTATAAAAAATATTATCTATTTTTATAATACAAGTCCCTTGACTTGATTGATATTTTATTATTATTATCAATACCAGTAACATATTTTTTATATATTTATTTATATCAATATAATCATTTGAATTGAATTCAAAAATAAATAAATCTAATTTGTAATCCAATTTATTTAAAATAAATTTATTAAATAATGAATTATAATCAAAATCTTCACAAAAAATATTATCATCATTTTCTTCCCTTAGCATATTTAATAAATAAACAGTAGAATTATTATTTCTGGTTAAATGAGCTATATTAATCTTATATTTTATGCCTATAAATTCATTTATATTAAATAAATTAAAAATTTCCATTAATTCAAAAAATATATTAGATTCTGGTTTCACTTTACTAACTGATAGTTGGGTTCCTGGAACATTGGTATGTATAAATTCATAAGGATTAACAATTTCATTGATATATTGAATTATATTATATTCATTATTATCTATTTTTATTAATTGTTTATAAATATCATTTAAATAAAAAATAAGACTATGTGAAATATATGGTTCTATTAATTGATTTTTAAATATTAATTCAATATCTATATTAAATTTATTTTTTGGTATTATATAATAATTCATTAGTTATAATATAATAATTAATAATATTTATATCTTTTTTTAATATTTTTATTAAAATATTATTCTTCTATTTCAAATTCAATATTTTGTTTAACACGTGTCTTTTTTACTGTTTTTTTTACAGGTTTTTTAACTGCCTCAATTATTTCTGTAGCTTCCTGTAATTTTATTTTTTGATTCAACTTTTTTGCCTTTGGTTTCAATATTTCTTCAGCTTCTTTTACTGATTCACGTGCCAACATTGTTCCTACGTTTTCAAATTCTATTTCATCAGGTAATTGTTCTAGTAATGTTTTTGTTAATTTCTCAGCATTTCTGGTTGACACTTTTTTATAAACAAAGTAACGATTTAAGAATGATATTTCTTTCTCGTATGATCTCATATTTGGAGCATCTTTATAATCTTTTTCTTTTTTTGGATTCTTTTTAATTTCTAATTTCATTTCATTATATAATTCTTGAAACATACCACTGCCTTCTGGTAAACCCAAATTTTTTGCTTCATCACGCGTAACCAATGTAAAGCCATACTTGTCCATAGTACTTGTAAGGAAATCAAAATTTACCAAATATTCTGGAATAGTCTGATTAATTGAATCTTGATATACTGAAATCTTATAACCCAAACATGAATCATTATCTTCAAATATATTATCTACATAATCTTTTGTAACAGACCATACTTTTTTATCATCTACATATATTTCTTTACTTTCTCCTTGTTGCTTTTTCTTTAACATATTATATATTGTTTTTCCATCATAACTTGTAGCTATAAAATAACCATTTATTTTTGTACATTCTGCTACATTTCTCATAAAATTATAAAATGTTTTTTTATTTTCAAACATATAATGTATAGCAAATTGACATGATGAAACGTCAAACCCATTTACTGCTATTCCATCTTGTCTTTTAACAGCTATACCTAGATTTTTATTACCATTAGAACCAAATATACATTTTGTTATTTCGTTTGCTTTATCATTGAACATATTTGTACCACTTCTAATATTTAAAGCACTATTGCCATTTACAAATAATGCGTTAGGAACATTCTTCATAGTTTTTTTAAAATTTAAAAATCTAGCACACGCACCATTTAATCTATTTTCAATATTATCTTTTGAAATATCTATTCCAAATACAAATGATAAATTGGCTCCAATCCATTTTGGAAAATCACCTGCTTTTCCACAGGCATAATCAATTAATATATTATCTCTCTTTGAAACTCCTTGTATTAATGCTTTTTTAACAAACAAATTGTGAAAATCTCTTAAACCTCTTGTTAAATTATCTGTTGTAACGCTATTATAATAAATATCATCTGAAACTTCAATTCCTGGAATATCTTCTCCAGTTGCTATCATTTTTTCTGTTACTGGATTATGTATTGAATGCCAGTTATTATTGGCTGT